CGGCTGGTAAAACAATTGGTATTGCCTACAACAAAGGTGCATATCAGGTTGTAGATGCTTCAGATATAACAACAATGGGAAGGAAAGTATAATATGAGTAACAAGACATACGACCTAATAGGAGCAGCAGTATTTGCTCTTATATTAGTTTTACTTTTAACTTATGGACAAAGAGTAATATGATGACTAAAAAGAAAACTTATGATGGCCATTACTTTGATGGTAAAGATGCTTATGATATAATGAAAGACGAGAATGGCAATTCATCTTTAAAAAAGATAAAAGAAAAAAAATCTAAGAAGAAAGGCAAAAAATGATTTGGTTTATGTTTTTTCTAGGCCTGATTGTAGGAATATGGGCTGGCTGGAAATATGAGCACGTGGTAAATGACGTTATTGGATCATATTTTAAATAGTTATATAAATCAGTAACTTGAAGTCATTGTTTTTAAATACTTATTTCTTTGATTTTAGGCTTGCAATTGACACAAAAAAGTATTACCTTATACAGTAAGACTAACTTAACTAAAAAATATATATTATGATAACTTATGATAAAGATACTCTGTTTAGAGAGTTTAAAGATGCTAAAGAAAAAGATGTTGCTTTGTCAACAAAAAAGAAATTAGAAGATAGAGAAATTCATTTCTATACAAATAGAATACAATTCTTTAAAGATCATATCAAAAATCAATCTATCAATCCAGAAACATACGATAATTTAGATGTTAATTTTGAAGAACTATTGAAAGCTTATGAAAGTGAATCTCCTAGAGATTACTTTTATATGTCAGTATTTGGTAAATCATATCAACAAAAAATGTGGGAAGAAGAAGCTGAATTAGAAGATGAAAAACTTGCAAACATTTAATAAAAAACTTTGTAGTAGTTATTCTTTTTCTAAAAAAATAATGAATATCTATGATCTCGGTAAAAAAATTGATGATAATAATAAGTGTCAAAATATTTCTGATGATGATTTTGATGCTTTAATTGATAAACATGACGATTTATTTCAACTTCTTGACCATGATGAATTTAATTGTTATTATAATTATTCAAAATCACTACAAACTATACATTAAATAATGAAGAAAACATTTTTACTCTTAGCCTTTCTGTTAATTAATCAATGTACTAATAATCGTAGTTACACAGGTGCCGTTCTTGGTGGAGTAACTACAACAGCCGCTTGTTTACAATATACAGATAATCCAATTGTAGCGGCCGCTTGTGCAGTTACAGGTGCTTTAGTGGGCGCTGATGTAATGTATAAATCGGATTATGATGTACACACAGCAGTATTTGTAGATCATTTAAATAAAGGTTCATCTTCATCTTATACCAATTGGCATAATGAAGCTACCAATAATTCAGGCAGTATAAAGACATATTCAACTTATATGGAAGGCCCAATTAAGTGCAAAGATTATGAATCAACAGTAGATATTACAAATCAATGGCCATTAATTGGTATTGGTAACATTAACAGAAGCGTAGAATTTGGTACTGCTTGTCAGACACCAGATGGAAAGTGGGTAGAAAAAGATGTCCTTAGACAAAGAACAAATTAATCTCTTAAAAGAAAGAGAAAAAGCAATAATAGAAGAATTAGAATTTAGTCCTCTTAGAAGTTTAGAAAATGAACTTTATGAACTAAGAGATACTTTAGAAAAACTTGAAAAAAAAGAACCATTAATTTATAATCATTATAATGACTTAGATGACAAATGGACAAAGAGTACAATACAATGAACAATAAAGGAAAACAACCAATAATAATACCATCTGAAAAAAGTGTTGTGGTATTTTGTATAGTTGTAATGTTAATAGCATTATGTGGTATAATAGGTTACAGGAATTAACAATTAAATATTCAATTATGACTGGTCAATTCTTAAAACCTTATACAATAGAGTTATTTGATACATTATTGTATATGATGAAAAGTTTTTTTTCTTTTATTATATCATTATTACCTAAAAAACAATTTGTGTACTCTTGGAGATTTAAGAGAACAATACCTAATTTTAGAAGATATTTTTTAGTAATACTTCTTATATACTTTTTACTGGCTATATTCATATCAAGAGTAACGGCAGGAGAAAAGTTTGTTATACCTAAAGTTGAAATGACCGAAGAAGAAAAACAACACGATAATGCTTTATATAAAAAACCAATTGATATAGAAATTGTATATGATGGTAATCAAGAATATAAAAACACAATTAAAAATATAGATGATTTGAGTAATAAACAGACTTATGAATTAAGTAGAACTATTACACCTAAACAAAGTGCTAATCAAAACTGTTATGTATCAATAAAGATTACACAAGAAGGAGATAGTATTATTAAAAAAGAAATTTTGGAGTGTGCAGATGGTAGAAAGGGTTTAATTACACCTAGCTATTGGGAAATGTTTGCACAATTCTATTATAGAGACGTATCGGCACCTGAATATTGCCGATATTATAGTAGACCAGATCACGCCTTTAAATCGTTCGGAAAGACGTGCCTAAACAAGGACGGTGAATGGAGAGTACAATAATGTTTAAGAACATTATAATCGCTACACTTTTATATATGCTAGTGTTTAACGTATCTTTTAAAGACTTTTTTAAGACAATTAGAAAAGGACTTGACAAGGCCGAAGAAATAGTATATGATGTTAATAGGAGTGTGAAATAATATGATGAAAAAAATAGTAACGATCACAATACTTAGCATGTTGCTAGGTGCTTGTGCTAATACCGGGTTAAATCAAACCTATGAAATTAAAGCAGAAAAAGAAAAAACTATAGACATAGTTCCTGCTTGGTATATGAATCAAATCAAACAAAAAGAAGTTTGTAATCTTAACTCTATAGAGTCCAAAGGTACAGACAAAGTATGTTTATTTGGTGCAGGTACCGCTGTATCGCCTGATTTAAACCTTGCTATTGAAAAAGCAAAAATGTTAGCAAAAGCGGATATCGCTGATGTTATCAAAGGTGAAATGAACAAACAATCTAAACAGTTTATAACTGAATTAGGTAAATCAGAAACTAAAACTATAGTATCACAAGTTGAATCAACTTTAGTGAACGTAATACAAAATACACCTGTTAGAGGTTATGAAGTATTTGCACAAGAAGTAACAGCAACAAATCAAGGTTACTATAGAGCTTGGGTAGGATTGAAGTTACCTTTAGGCGAATATAATAAGATGTATCACTACAATATTGAAGAAGTAGCGAACTCTTATAAACTTAAAGAAAAGGCTGATGCGGCGTTCAAAGAAACTGTTAAGAACGTTGAAAACAAAGCTAATTAATGAGTGATGTATCTAACATTTTAGTTTATACTAAAGATAATTGCGGATATTGTGTTAAGGCTAAGAATTTATTAAATTCTCTTAGCCTTAATTATATAGAAAAAAAATTTGAAGATTTTACTTCAAATGAAGCATTATATGAAGATTTAGGTAAAAATGTTAGATCAATGCCACAGATTAAAATTGATGGAAAACTTATTGGTGGTTATAATCAATTAATTGAATACTTGCATGATAAAGGTTTAGTAGATTTTGAAGGTAAAGTGATAGCAACAGATAATAAATGACAGATCGAAACAAAGTAATCTTATTTCCAACAGATAGAATTGTTAATAAACAAACAGCCAAAGAAGATCCTATTGCTTCTGAAAAAGAAAGAATAAAACAAACAAAAGAATTTGTTGAGGGAAGTGTAGATGAAATTGCTTTAATGATGTTAAGAAAATTTGTAGAAATGTCTATATTAACAGAAAAACCAGAGTTTACAAAAGACTTAGCTTTAGCGGTAGATATAATTAGAGGTTTAACTTACAGAGATTTTGATGTTCAACACCCAGCTCAAAAATTGGCAGATAAAATAGTACATGTTAATATGAGTAGATTTGGTCCAATTGCATCAATAGATTATAGTACAGTTATAGATGAAAAACATAAACCTCATAAACCTTTTAGTAAAGATTTTAAAGATGAAATTAAAAAAACCAATGATGGATGGACAGATTTTGACGCAGATTTTGACACACCAGATGATTGGGAGAAATAGATTTATGGAAATTCTTAATAGAATCGCCTTCGCAGGTTGTAAAATAGCAATTGAAAACAAGGAGAAAATATAATGTTAAAAACATTAAAAAGAGCTCTTGCAAGTGGCAAGACTTCAAAAACACAAAGAGTATTAGAGTTACTAGAAGCTGGGAAATCAGTATCTTGGAAAACTTTAAGAACTAAATTTGATCTAACATCGCCAAGAGCTATGGTAGATAAATTGAGAGCAGCTGGTAATATGATTTATATTAACAAAACTGCTCAAGGTACTTTCTATAGACTTGGTGCACCATCAAAAGCGATCATCGCTGCTGGTATCAAAAAACTATACGGTACTTCATACGCTTACAATGCGTAATTAGTTAAACAATGGAGGCGAGAAATATATAACGCTCGCCTTTATCATCAAATAACAAGGAGATTTATGCCATACGAAGTAAAAAACAAATTTAAAAAAAATATTATAGTTGAAAGAAATATTAGTTCCTTAACCAATAGAGAATCTTACTCACAAGAAATAAACGAAGAATACGGTGAGGGTGGTGGTTTAAATGCAGGTTATAATGTTGTAGAAGCAGTTGCTAAGTACGCTAATGAACAAGGTAAAAAAGGTAAAGAGTACGGAAAAGATTTTATATTTAAAACTACCAGTTATAGTAACATAATGGGAGATGAAACAGTTGTATTTGAACACAAAGTAGAAACAAAAAAACAGAAAGAGAGTTTATGTTAGAAATGAAAGATAAAGGTCCTAACGATTTAGATAAAAAAATTTATCTTCTTGGAACAGCTAACTTTAAATTAACTGAAGAAAATAATATGTTAAAAAAAGAAATAGCTTTTCTTCGTGAGGAGATACAAGCTGGTAATTTAACAAAAAACATAAACAAAGCTTAAGAAATTGATATAATGAGCCATAGTAGCATGAACAAGGCATGGGAATTTGAGTGTGTACTAGAAAGTGGCAAACAATTAAAATCTTGGTTTTATTCAGACACAGAAAAAGATGCCTCAAATAGAATTAAAAACTTTATGAGGGCTAAACTAATCTCTATTAAAGAAATAGATGATCCTTTAGAAATTTCTAAGAAACAAATTCAATCAGATAAAATAAGAGAAATTTTGAAAAAAAAACGTGAAATAGAACAACGAGAATATTTAAAACAAAAAGAACAAAATGATTCTAATTGATCTTAACCAAGTTTTAATATCAAACCTTATGGCACAGACCAGAGGTAACGCTGATATTAAACCTAATAAAGAAATGGTAAGATATATGGTTATTAATTCGTTAAGAGGATTTAATTTAAAATTTAAAGAACAATATGGCACTATGGTATTATGTGCTGACGCAGGCGAACCTTGGCGTAGAGATATTTACCCTAATTATAAACATGCTCGTAGAAAAGGCCGTGTAGATTCAGCCACAGATTGGGATAATATATTTAATTGTATTACAGAAATCAAAAACGAAATTGCAGAAAACTTTCCTTATGTAATGATGTACATAGAAAAAGCTGAAGCAGATGACATTATAGCAATACTTGTAAAACATACAAAAGAACCTATTATGATTATAAGTGGAGATAAAGATTTTATACAACTACAATCAAAAACTACCGTTAAACAATATAGTCCTATACAAAAGGTATTTGTTGGTGAGGGTATAGATGCTAAGAACTTTTTACATGAACAGATTATAAAAGGAGACCGTTCAGACGGCATTCCTAATATATTAAGTCCAGATGATATCTTTTTAACAGGTGAGAAACAAAGACCTATTAATAAGAAAAGACTTGAAGAATTTGCCAACGTTAGTAACATACCTGTTGGCAGTGAAACAAGTAAATATTATGAGAGAAATAAGAGATTAATAGACCTTTCTTGCATACCAGAAGAGCTAGAGAAAACTATTATAAATAACTATACGAACTATAAAGTACCTAGCAGGTCCAAACTGTTACCTTATTTTATAGAACACAAACTAAAATCGTTAATGACAAACATTGGTGATTTTTAATATTCGAATATTGGAGTGAATAATTATGGCAGAAACAGAACAAGCTAGACATTCTAGCTTAATGAGTAAAAAAGGAATGGCAGCAACGGCTCGTACGGCCACAAATGCTAGACCATTAGCACACGAAATATTTACACAAGTAAATAACGCAAAAGACAAACCTTTAAAAATTGAAGTATTAAAAAAACACGATAGTCAAGGTTTAAGACAGATACTTAAAGCTGCTTTTGATCCTAAAATCGTTTTTGATGTACCTGAAGGAATTCCGCCATATATGGCAAATGAAGCTCCAGCAGGAACAGATCATACCTCTTTATTAGATGAAGTAAGAAAACTTTATCTTTTCATTAAAGGTGGAAGCACAATACCTAAAATTAAAAAAGAAACTCTTTTTATACAAATGCTAGAAGCATTACATAAAGATGACGCTGAAGTTTTAATTAATATCAAAGATAAAAAATTAAATCTAGTTTTTAAAGGCTTAACTGAAAACGTAGTTAAAGAAGCTTTTAACTGGAATGACGATTTTTTACGTAAATAATCAATAATAGGGTGTTGTATATTTGCAACATCCTATTAAGTAATTGATTTTAATATCATATTTCTTCTTAAATAATCAAAATAACGCTTGTAATAGACATACTTAACTGTTATATTATACCATATAAACAACAAAGAATAAATATATGAAAAAGTTTTTGATTTACATTACTATACTAAGTTTATTAGTGTATGGCCTTTTAACCCTTTTTATGAAGTCGGTTAAGGCAAGTGAATATAATACGGCTGTTATAGGCCACGTGATAACACAAAAAGTATCAGGCCAACCGATTGATGCTTCTAAATTGATGGAACAAGAACTGGCACGAGTGGCCCATTTGTTCGCTCTTGATAGTATTAATATATTGCAGAAGTACTTACCCGCTATATTAGATAAAGCGGCCGCAGAACTAAGACTTGAAGCAGATAAATCATATAAATGCAGTTTACTAAAAGATACAAAAATACAGGACGATTGTAAATAGTGGTGGTATATGGAACAGATAACAAAACAGAAAGTTTTGACAATTAGAAAAAAACTTATGCCATTGTTATCTTCAAAAACCAAATATATAACCACATATAAAGATATCAAAAAATATTTCAAAATGTTAAATAAAGGTATCTTCGATAACAAATTATCACCATTTAACGAAATACTAATTAAAGAACTTAAAAGACAGAATTGTTTAGGTCAAGTAGTTACTATTGACTGGAAAAGAAAAGGTACACAGATTATTGTATTGGAAATGGATAAGCAATACGAAAGTAAAAAAGATTTTTTGGACACTTTGGCCCACGAAATGGTACATCTATATCAATTTACACATGTAAATGATACAGGTGCTCACAACAAACTATTTTATAGTTTTGAACCTAAACTTAAATACGTTGGTTTAAAGTTATAAAAAATATAAACAACTAAAGGATATATAATGACACAAGTGATAACAAAAAAGTTTAAAGATGATTATCTTAAATCATCTATTCTAAATTCTATTAAGTCAATAGAAGATTTTACCAAAAATAGGAGACGAGGCGAGCAAATCGTTTATTATGAAGGTAATTTCCAAGAAGATGTTTTAAATAATTTCTCTAGTAAAGAATCAGAAGAAATATTTAATACTATGAAAAAGTATTTAAACGATTATAGATTAATTTTCTTACAAAAAAAAATGAAGATTAATGATGTTAATGCTCAAATTAGTGAATTGAATGAACCAAAACATTACTTTTCATACATTGTAAGTAAACGAGTATTTTAATTATATAATTATATGAAACCTAGACCTTGGTATTGGTACGTCCGATATAAATGGCCACGTAAAATTAAATATCATACAAAACAGATAATGGCCATTATTGGTATTACATTAATTGGTTTTGGTATGGGTACGTTTTATCCTAACTTTATATCTCAACATAACGTAGAAGAAAAGGCTATAGATAAAACTATTAAATGGGCTAAAGAAATTGGTTTTATGGAACCAAGAATAGAAACTTATAGTGATGAAATTTTTGTTTCTACCATGCAAAAATGTATTGCTTACTTAAATTTAGAATTGCATAAAAACGAACAAATACCTGATGAACTTATTATTGCACAAGCCATAATTGAAAGTAATGCAGGCACAAGTAGATTTGCTCGTGAAGGAAATAATCTATTTGGAATAAGAATTTGGAACCGAGACAAAGGTATGCTACCACACGGATATAATGAGACATTATCTTGGAGAGTTAAATCTTATCAGAGTAAATGTTCTTCTGTTCGAGATTATATTACGATCCTTAATACAAAAGCTGCATATTCTGAATTTAGAAAAATACGAGATAGTCAAAATAGATTATGGAGTAAACCTGATGCTATTGCATTAGCACGTGGACTTGACAGTTGGAGTACCACAAAAGACTACGACCAACAAGTTATAAATATAATAAAAAAACTAAGACAAGACGGAAAGGTAGTTATTAAAAGATGAACGAACTATTATTTTTCGTTATGACAGCAGGTGTTATAGGTCTAACTTATTATTTAGGTTTTAAAAACGGTAACAGTTTAAATATCAAACAAGAAATAAAACAATTTTTACATGAAGTAACAGTGTCAAAAATGGTACATACTCATTTTATGCAGAGAGCAAAAAACGAAACAAGACTATTTTTAAAATCTCTTGGTGCAAGAGATATTGATGTTAAAGAAATTAGAACTCCAAAGTTACCAAAGCCAGAGGATTTTGATAAAATAGGTCATTAACTAATATGTTAACTATACTATTATTTTTATCTGGTATTGCTGTATCTATTATTGGTGCTGCCTATTCTATTATGGGATTAGCAGCACTATTTGCAGGCGCCTATTGGGCAGTTGTAACAATGGGTATTACATTAGAGATAGCAAAACTTGTAACCGTATCATGGTTGTATAGAAATTGGAATTTACAACTATTACCAAATTCAATAAGAATGTACTTGACATCAGCAGTATTAATGCTTATGTTTATTACCTCTGTTGGTATTTTTGGTTTCTTATCCAAAGCACATTTAGATCAGGCTTCACCTAATACAGGCAATAGATTACTTACCAAGAATATAGAACGACAAATAGAAAGTGAAACAAAGGCTGCAGCAGGTGCTCAAAAGATTGTAGATCAATTAGACAAGGCCTTAGATAAAGTTATTGATAAAGACGCAGACAAAGGTCTAATAGAAAGACAAAAACAACAGAATGATAGAAATAAAGCAAATAATATTATAGCCAATTCATCTAAAAAGATTACAGATTTATCAAATCAAAAACTTAAACTAGACAAAGACCAACTATCAATAGATAAAGAAATAGGGCCATTTAAATACGTTGCAGAACTAATATATGGTGATAGTATGGACGGCAACCTAGACAGAGCTGTTAGATTTGTTATAGTATGTTTAATATTGGTATTTGATCCACTAGCTGTATTAATGATAGTAGCATTTAACGTATCTATTAGAGAAAGAGAACTTATTAATGGTGTTTTTAAAAAACCTATTATCATAAAAGAACCTATAAAAGAAACAGATTTAGAAAGTAAAATAAGATCACATGCAATAAAAGATTTTATTGAAAAAATAGATAAAAAAGAATCAAAAAAAGAACGTGAAAGAGATTACAAATCATTAGTACAAAAGATAGGTGCTAAAGAACTAGATGGTTTAAGTGCAGACGAGATTAAAGTTAAACTAGATCAAATATACGACTGGAACGAGAATAGTAAAAAATAGTACTTGACAAAATTTGAATTACGTGTTATTATGATAGTATATTATGGCCAAATTAAATATTACTAATAAACTACAACAAAAACTTATAGATAACGCATATAGAGCCTGTGAAAAATCAGAATCTAAATGGGCACAAAAATTTTGGTTTGGTGTATGGAAAAAATTATGTCAAAAATATAAAAAAGGTATACATTAATGATTGATTATATATTGAGTATAATTGAAACTATAGGTTTAAAACTTCAAAATTGGGCTTGGCAAAAAAGATGGGGTAAAGCCAAAGGTCATGGAAGAATACATTATAAAATCAAATGAACATATTTTATTTACATAAAGATCCTATCATAGCAGCAGAAATGTCTTGCGATAAACACGTATGCAAAATGATTGTAGAATCGGCACAAATGTTGTCAACAGCACATAGAGTATTAGATGGTAAAGAATTTATAGACAAAACGGCAAATGGTCGTAATATAAAAAGATGGCAACATCCAGATATAAACCTAGATAAAATTTTATATAAAGCCAGTCATGTTAAACACCCAAGTACACAATGGGTAATGTACAATTTACATAACTATGTATGGTTATATAGACACATGATGGCATTACACTCACAATTTAAATTAAGATATAATAAATCAGAAGATCACATGACAATAAAAAAACTAGGTGATATATTAAGAGACGCACCTAAAAGATTACCTGTAAGAGACGCAAAAGATCCTACACCTGCAATGCCAGATGAGTGTAAAATACCAGGCGATGCAGTGGCCAGTTATAGAAAATATTATATAATGAAGAAAAAACATTTTGCCACATGGAAATATCCATCAGTAATGCCAGAATGGTATAGACAAGGTATAAGTGAATAACAAACATAAAATAGATTTTGAAGTAGGTCATAATGAAGAAACTTTTGAGTTTTTTACTAAACTAGCCATAGCACATAAACAAAAAGTATTAAAACAAAATGAATTAATGAAAGAAATACCTAGTATTGAAAAACTAGATATAACTGAAGTACATGCTATTATAAAAAAGGCACACAATGATTGATAAAGATAATGATTCTAAAGAATTAAAAGAAGTTTATATGAGTATATTTAATGAAGTGGTAAAATTACTATTGGTTGAAAAGAAACAAACACAAATAGTTGCAGCTACATTATTGGCACAAGCATTAAGACTGTATAAATCTTCTTTAAATGATTCTGATTTTGTTAGAATGATGAAATCAATACCTGATTCTATAGATAAGATAAGACCTTATGACGAACTAACACCAGATAAAAAACCTACAATAAATTGATGATAGAACAAAAAATAAGAAAAGAAATAGAAATAGAAAAATGGAAAAATCTATCTCAACAATTAGGTAAAGAAATAGAATATCTATTAGATGAGATAGAAAATTTAAAAAAACAATTAGAAGATAAAAAAAAATGAAACAAAAAGTAAAAGTAATAGAAATAGATGATTATTTAGCAACTGCTGTTAAAAATATGAAAAAAGGACACATCTTAACAATAGTAAGAGATAATAATCCAAATCTAATATTGAAATTGAAACACAATGACAAAAAAAATAAAAAAGAACAAAAAAGAACAATATAAGTTATTGGCCGATTGTATTAGATCAGATCAATTAAGTGCCAGACAAGTATATGAACACTTGGAAATAGATCCACAGTTTAAAAGATGGTATTTAAAGACATATTGTAATACTCCAGATTTTAAATACGAATAAGTCATTGATTTTACACCATTCTTTCTTTATTTAATCAATATTTAACTGTTGACTTATATACGATATATTGATATATTGGTAGATATATGATGAAAATTTTTGCAATAATACTCTTTTTAATATCTTCTACCTTATCGGTATTAGCTGATACTATTATAACAACAGGCCCCCGAATGGTGTCTGTTACCTTGGAAACAAATACATCATTAATTACTAAGGTTACAACTACAAAAGATGTAGTAACTTCTGTTAAATCTTCCAATGGTGATACTACCAATACTACCACAAGATTTACCACAATAACAACAACAACACCAAAATATACAAAGATATCTAATTTAGTTACATATAAAAAAACAGACGGAACAACTTACTCTAATGTAGTTATTGCTTCTATTACTACTGAACCTTTTGCAACAATTAAAACAGACAAAGGTGTGATTGTAAATGTATCTGTTGTAAAGGCACCTACTAATATTGCTTATACTGATACTGATGCCAATTTAGGTACAAAAACGGTTGGTTACAATTCTAATACTGATTTTTATAAAACAACAGAGTTTACTGCTAGTGGTCTTACTTCTATAAATGCAGACAAAGCTTATTCACGAGGTTGGACAGGTAAAGGTGTAACAGTTGCTGTTGCTGATACAGGTTATTCTTTATCAAGTAAAGATTTACAAGGACAAGTTATTGCAACTAAAGATTATACAGGTGCAGGTATTAATGATACAAATGGACACGGTACGTTTGTACTAGGTGAAATAGTAGGCCTTAAAAATAATACAGGTACTCATGGTGTTGCTTTTGATTCTAAAGCTGTTGTAGTTAAAGTAGGAACAGGTTCATCAATTAATTTAACAAATGCTGCCGCTGGTTTATCATGGGCTGCTGATCAAGGGGCTACAATAGGTAATGTTAGCGCCAATTCAAATTACGATACTACATTTACCAAAAAATTAGTAAGTGTTGGAAATGGAATTTATAAAAGTACAGATACAAGATATGACTATAGTAAAAACATATTTTATAATGGACAAGATCCTAATTTATGGAAGTCTGTTACAGATAAAGGAATGGTTGTTGTTAACTCAGCAGGTAATCAAGGTTTAGCTGTATCGGCAAATCCTGGTTATTTTGCTACTGCCGTTGATAGTTCTGGTAATTTAATATTGGGTGGTAAAATGTTAATTGTCGGTTCAGTGGACGACAGAGGTTATATGTATTCTTGGAGTAACAAATCAGGTCATATATGTCAACAGTTTAATAGTACAACAAATACTTGTAATGACAAATATAAAGTGTCAGATTTTTATCTAGTAGCTCCAGGTACGGTTACAGGTTTAAATTTAACTGATGGTTCGACTATTATGAGTGGTACTTCAATGTCTGCTCCTTTAGTAACAGGAGGCGTATCAGTTATAAGTCAGATGTGGCCATATATGAAAGGTGAAAATTTAGTACAGTTAGTTTTAAAAACTGCCAATAAGAATATTCCAAATTATGATGTTAATAAACAAGGTCAAGGTATGTTAGATTTAGATAAAGCAACTCAACCTTATGGTGCAGTTGGTATACCTACAAGTGGTAAGACAACATCTACAGCAAAGACAACAACCATATCAAACACAGGTGGTTCTGGTTCAGCAGTAAGTTCTATTGCTACAACACAAGTATTAAGTAGTGTAATGGTAGTGGATGAATTTTCCAGAGACTATTATATTAATTTACAGAATGGTGTAGTGATTAAAGATAAAAGAAAAATATCAGATGTATCAGTACAACAAGATAATACTACATATTTGCCTTTCAATCAGGCCTTTGGTACTTTTGAACAAAAAGCAGAGACTAATATATTACCAGATACAAAAATTGGTTTTAATTCAAATTTAAATAGTACAACAAACAATAAAGATTATAGTACTTACTTACAACAAGGTTTAAAATTAAGTGATTCATTTAATATAAGAACAACTTTAGGTACACTCACGGAAGAACAAACTTGGTTAGCCAATGAAAGTACAGGAGCATTGGCAGTTGGTAAATACAATAGAACAAATTTTACACAATTAGGTTTAGATTATATTGAAACAGATAATAAATTTAGTTTTGATATAGGTAGAGGGGTTACTAAAGTAAATACTAATAATGACAGTTTAATTAAGAATATAAGTACAATACAATCTCAAAGTTATAAACTAGGTTATGAAAGAAGTATAGATAGTATTAATAAAGTAGGTTTTACGTATAGTTTACCGAGTTATATTACTAAAGGTACTACAACATTATCTATACCTTACGCTACAACTTATTCTGGTGATATTTTATATCAAGATGTTAAAACAAGTTTAAAAGCACAAACACCAGAAAAAAACATAGGTATGTATTATGTGATGGATAAAGAACAAGATACGGACTGGCAGTTTAAAGTTAATGCAGAATATAGAACAAACATTGCAGGTCAAGATAATAAAAATGGTTTAGGTTTTGGCGCTTCAATAGAAAGAAAATTTTAATACATTATAAATAATATTATGCCAATATATAGTTTTGAAAACATTAAGACAGGTAAAGAATACACAGAACATTTAACAATGGCAGAATTAGATCCATACCTAGCAAAGAATAAGAATATAAGACAAATATTTACAGCGCTAAATATAGTAGGTGGAGTATCTGGTATGACACACAAAACGGATAGTGGTTGGCAAGACAATCTACAACGTATCGCAGAAGCTCATCCTTCTTCACCATTAGGACAAAGATATAAGAAAAAAAGTATTAAAGAAATTAGAACACAACAAGTATTAGAAAAACATAAAAAAAGACAAAAGGATTTTAAAAAAAATGGCAAACGATAATATACCAGATTACATGCGTGGTTTTGATTTAAACGAAGATTTCGGAATAACACCAATATCTTCTAAACCAGAAACACAGCAACCAACTATTGATCCTAGTTTAATAGAAAATAATAATATAGAAATTTCACATATTAAATCTGATGTATCTACTATTAAATCAATGATGAATGAAATAATGGAAATAGTTAATGAAAAAAACTCATTATCTAAAGAAGTTACAGATGATGCTACAATTCAAAGATTTAAAGATATAGAAAAGATTATATTACCTTTCTTATACAATTTAAGTAAGAGTAATGAACCATATATACATTGGCCTAATAGAGGTCCAATTATTAAAGCACAAATAGAAAAAATATTAAAATTAACAAGAGTATAATAAATGAACATAGCACAATTAAGAGAACAATTAAAGATTGATGAAGGCGTTAAGTATGAAATTTATAAAGACCATTTAGGTTACGATACTTTTGGTATTGGTCATTTAGTAGTTAAAGAAGATGTAGAATTTGGTCAATCAGTTGGAACTAAAGTGAGAGAAGATAGAGTAAATGCAGTATTTGAAAAAGATGTGCAGAAGATGATTAAAGAAGCTAAGATATTGTTTCCAAACTTTGATAGTTTACCAGAAGAAGCACAACAAGTTATAGTTAATATGACTTTTAATATGGGTAAACCAAGACTATCTAACTTTAAGAAGTTTATTGCATATATAAACGAAAGTAAATGGGAAGAAGCATCAAAAGAAATGTTAAACAGTGCATGGGCCAAACAAGTTGGTAAAAGAGCGCAAAGATTGAGTAATAGAATAAAAATTATAAAATAAACTATTATGTTATATGATGATATTTTTGCTAATTTATTAAAAAATCTAAAACAAGAAGGACGTTATAGAGTATTTAATAACATTACAAGAAAAAATAATGAATTTCCTAATGCTATTTACGATAAAGATGGTACTAAATCAAATGTAGTTGTTTGGTGTAGTAATGATTACCTAGGAATGGGACAAAATTCTAAGGTTGTAGAAGAATTTATTAAAACTGTTAATTTGGTAGGCGTCGGCTCTGGTGGAACAAGAAATATATCAGGCACTTCTAATTATCATGTTGAACTAGAAAAAGAAATATCTAAATTTCATAACAAAGAATCATCTTTAATTTTTACATCAGGTTATATTGCTAATGAATATTCTTTAAGTACTTTATTAAAAGTTTTACCAAATTGTGTAGTTTTATCTGATGAAAATAATCATGCTTCTATGATTGAGGGTATTAAAAAAGGAACAAAAAATAAATTAATATGGAAACATAATGATGTTAATCATTTAGAAGAATTATTAAAAACATGTAATTATGATCATCCAAAAATTGTAGCATTTGAATCTGTTTATTCAATGGATGGAGATTTTGCTCCCATAGAAAAAATAATAGAAGTTTCAAAAAAATATAACGCATTAACGTATTTGGATGAGGTTCATGGAGTTGGATTATATGGTGCTAAAGGTGGAGGTTTATCACAACAACTAGGTCTTGATAATAAGATTGATATTATAGAGGGAACTTTTGCTAAAGCTTTTGGTTTAATGGGAGGATATATTACTTCTAATTATAATATTATAGATGTTGTACGATCATACGCCCCAGGTTTTATTTTTACTACTTCCATACCACCTAGTTTAGCATCAGCAGCAACTTCTAGTATAAAATATGTAAAAAATAATAATCAATTAAGAACATCGCTATTTGAAAAAGTTAATAAATTAAAAAAATTAATGATTGATAAGAATTTGCCAATTATTAAAAATAATAGTCATATAGTTCCTTTATTAATAAAAGATCCTATTAGATGTAAACAAATATCTGATATTTTATTAAATGATTATAATATATACTCACAACCCATTAACTATCCTACTGTACCAAAAGGTACAGAAAGACTCAGATTTACGCCTACACCTTTACATAGTGATTACGATATAGAATTTCTTGTTAATTCTATTGATGAAATATGGTCAAATTTGAGGCTTGACAGATAGTCTATATTATGTTATATTATTAGGATATGGTTAAAATAAATGATACGGCGCCAAACTTTGTAGCCCACACATCACAAGGCTTGATAGATTTTTATAGTTATACAAATAATAGTTGGGCAATATTATTTTCACATCCTAAAAACTTTACACCAGTTTGTACGACCGAACTCGGTACATTACAAAAACTTTTACCAGAATTTATAAAAAGAGATGTTAAAGTTATTGGGTTGTCTGTTGATGCAATTGGTAATCACGAACAATGGTTAAATGACATACAAGAAACACAAGGTCAAAAACCCGAATACCCATTAATTGCAGACGAAGATAAAAAAGTATCAAAACTTTATGATATGATACACGAGAATGCTAGTGATACAATGACTGTTAGATCAGTATTCATTATTGGGCCAGATAAAAAGATTAAATTGAAGTTAGAATACCCAGCAAGTACTGGTAGAAACTTCAATGAAATATTAAGAGTTATTGATTCTTTACAATTAACATTTAAACATAAAGTTGCAACACCAGCTAATTGGGTGCAAGGTGAAGATGTTATATTAACGGCAGCAGTAACAAATGAAGAAGCAAATGACAAATTCCCAGGTTTTAAAACAATCAAACCTTATTTAAGAACTACTAGTGCTTCTTTCGCAACATGTAACATAAAGGACTAATGGCTAGAGAATTTAAATTTATTGATTTGAACAAAAGCATATTACCAAAAACAGCAGGTAAGAATATTGATGGTATTAGATTCTACGAAATAGATGGTAAATCTTATCCTTCAGTTACTTCTGTATTATCATTAATAAAGAAAGAGTCATTACAAGATTGGCGTAATAAAGTTGGCGAATCAGTTGCTAATTGGGAAATGGGTAGAGCAGCTAGACGTGGTAAAGCAATGCACACATTGGTAGAACAGTATATAAAGAATGAAACTCCATCTATTAGAGACGTATTACCATTAGGACTTTTTAAGTTAATCAGACCTTATGTAGATCAAATTGATAATATTAGATTGTTAGAATCAATCATGTATAGTAAAAAACTTACCATTGCAGGACAAGTGGATTGTGTTGCAGAATACAACGGTAAGTTATCAGTAATAGACTTTAAATCTGCCAATAAGAGTAGAGAAGAAGGTTGGATTGAAAACTACTTCTTACAAACTACTGCTTATTCAATGATGTATGAAGAAACGTTTGGTGAAAAGATTGAACAGATAGTAATTATACTGGCTTGTGAAGATGGTGTTGCTCAAACCTTTATCAAAAAGACAGCCGACTACCAGAAAAAATTGATGGAATCAATAGATAATTTTTATAAATACTTCAACGATAAACAAATAAAAGACAAATAGTAATTAATAAGAAGATTGACCTGTTGTCGGAATAGGCCAATGTTAAAAAAATTAATAATAACATTTATATTATATTGCAATATCAGTTACGCTGATAACC